CCTTTAATGGATCCATCCAATCAATGACTAGATGTTCGCCTTTGCTTCTATTTATGCCTGCATTCAAGATCTTTTCGTCGTCAACACAAGTCTTTCCGTCTACAACTTTCTGATACTCCTGCTTCAATCTGACTCTAAAGAGTTGTCTTCTGCGATGTAATGCATCTTTATTGATCATATTATCTATAGCTGTATATGGATTATTTGTATTTGATACAAGGACCCTGATCTGGAACATTCTGCCTTTATCTGATAATGACGCTTGCTGTGATATACATGGAAAACCTGAAAGCATCATCATTTTACTGACTACTGCTTCTGGATCTGAGTTTTTAAAAACTTTGTCTTCATCTAGATAACCAAAATTGACCAAAATACATATCGTTATGTTTTAAGGTATCATTTAATGGATATAATCCTGATGAAAAGTTAGTTCTCTTAACTCCTGCTGCTTTAGCTGTTTCTTCTTCAAGTCCTCTTAGTTCTTCTTGTAACATTGACATTACTTGATCAGATAAATCTGTCTTTCCATATCCTGGTCCTGATGTAAATTGTACGTGGAATACTTCATGTTGTCCATATAAAATTATAGATGCTGATGTTGCTACTGGGAATAATTCTGTCATTAACGTAACTCTCTTTGAAAATTCTGTTCTTAAATAGCTGTCTTGACTTAAGAGATTATGTTTTTCTTGTAGTTGTTGCATTTCGATGTAATTGGCAAAGAATTCATTGCAAGCTGCTGCACTTCTAACTAGTTTTAATTCAGTTAATCCTTTAGCATATAATGTTTTGGACAACCAATTTGAAACTCTTTCGATGTAAGCTGTTTTGGTCTCGTGCTTCTTACAAATCTTGCTTTTAACTTCATCAATAACCCAATTTACAGCGCTGAGTACATAAGAGAATATTTTGGGCATTGCTGTTAAGCCCATCGCTATAAATGAAACATTTCGTGCTCCATTAATAATTGTCTCTCCTATATTATCTCTGCTCTTTCCTTTGGCTACTGTCAAACCTAAAACTGTTGCTAAAACTACTGCAAACGTTCCAATGACTTTCGGTGTTCCTTTTTCAAGAATATTCCAAATATAATCCATCCATCCTTCGACTTCCTTCTCGTCCGATTCAAGATTAGTGACCTTCTCTTTCTGTTTCTTAACATTTGTAAGATTTTGTTCTCTGAGCTTTGTTGTTGTTACTCCAATTCCTGTCAAGATTTCGTTGAATTTATCGTCTGAAATTTCTGCTACGACTGTTTGTGTTCTGAATAAATCCATGAATGCATTATAAAGGCCTTTAATTATACTCCAAAGAAAATCTGCAATTCCTAACTCTATTGCTAAAGTTAAAATAATGTATCTTTTAATTGTTGTACAATCTGTTGAAACCCAGAGTAGATAGTATGTAAATAATTTGTATGGTTCTAAATTCAAATCATATTCTACTCCGAATAAACTACAAATTTTCGCTAGAAAATCGTTAAGCCATCCTTTTATAATGTTTTCAATTGATCTATAAGATGATCTAATGCTTGAATAATCGGCATTTGCTAAACTGTCTGCTACTCTTCCCATTCCTGTCTTCTTAAAACTCTCAACTACATTGTCTAATTTTGTTGAAACAAAGTCTTCGATGTTATCTAACTTGTCCACTCCACTATACAATTTTCGTCCAAAATTCAATAAATTCTTGAATGGTCTTTTCATCTTTCCAAGTAATCCTTCTCCTTCTTCTTCTTCTTCTTCGTCGTCTGAGTCCGAATCTGAATCAGATTGATAAACTCTACTGTATGCTGATTTTACTGCACTACTTGATTCTCCTTCTTCATATTCATCCATAACTGTTCTAGTTATTTGTCTTCTGTCTCTAGCTAATTTAAAAACGTAAGTAATTGTAGCAAATGGATTACTAGTTACTCTAAGTCCTAAAACTTTCGAATATGTATAGTAATGTGATGACATTATTGCTGCAATTTTCTTTTCGTCTTGTAGCTTTTCATTTATGAATGAAATATTTCTTGTCGCGTATCTTGTTGGTATCAATTCAGCTTCTGTGAGCTCTGTCGGCTTTGCTTTAAACATTTTGTTCAATCCCGGTTGGTACATAGAATCTAATCTAAATCTTGCTAGTGTCTTTATAACTGTTTTAAGCAATTCGTCTGAAATCTTTCCTTTTGCAATCCAAATGGTGTTTCTGAAAACTTCTGATAAATCAACATGAGAGATGTTATTCTCAACTAATGATTTGATAAACCATTCTTTTTCAGATAATTCTGGATCATCTCTACTTATCATTTGATCAACTTTTGCTACATGTAATCTCAGTGGTTTTATATCATTCTGCAATGATTGTAAAATTCCTGCATTATACATGCTCACTAATTCATCCAATGATAAATCTTTGATGGGTTCAATATATTTTTCAGATAATTGCTTCAAACTGCTCAAAGTCACATTAAATTTAGCGATCTTTGCTAAATCTGGCTTTGTTTTAATAGATTGTTCTATTGGGATGTCAAATGTTTGAATCAAAGGTCTTAATTTGAAAATTTCTTCCCAAATATCATTCAAAGAGTATGTTGCTTCTCTGTTTGCTGCTAATGATTGAATATTATGCGATGTCAATAAATAAAACAATGAAAAGATGCAATCATAAGTTGTGTCTAATTTAATATAAGACATCTGAATCTGTGTCAATATGACTGCTGTCTCCGCGTGTTGTTCCTTATTCATTTGTTGATTAGTTACTGACGCTAAAACTCTTCCATAAAGATCGCTGTTTACTTGATTGTCTATATAGTTCTTATTAGAAAATCTGAAAACTAAAGAATTCTTCGGTACTAATGTCAAAATCGAAGCGAATTGATAACATCCTTCGCTAGCACCATCTAATTGTTCCAAAACGTCTTCTGAACCAAATAATTTCTTAACTTGATTTTTGAAGATTATCTTACAACGCTTTGATGGCTGGTAATCTTTATGATTTGACCATACTGTTGATTTCTTAAGATTCTGATATTCTACAACCTTGATCTTATTCTTTCCTTCTAACTTTAAATTTTCATTATAAAGTGATCTTATTGCATTATAAATATGCGCTGAAACATTCAAAACATAAGCATCTTTCGTCGTCTTAATCTTTTCTCTTTCCAATTCAAATTCAAAACCGTTGTCAAGTACAATCATTGATGTTTCTCCTCTATCCATCATTCTGCAAACAGTGAATGGTATTACTATTTCTGCTGGAATGTCGGATAAATCCTTGTACATTTGTTCGTCTGACTTGAAATGAGCGTTCTCTGTAATGTATTTGCACTCATATTCTACTCTCATGTCTGTTTTGAAGAAAGTGTAAATGATGTAGTTTTTCAAAACGTATTGTTCTTCTTCCTTCTCTTCTACTGAAAATATTTTATTTGTTCTTAAATCAGAAAAGATAAACATGTTCTTCCTCGTTTTTGCACCTCCATTTATGTAGTGTCCTTCAAAGGTGTTTCCGTTTGCGGAGTGCATTCGTTTGTTATGGTTTCTGGCCATAATCCTTGCGTATCCTTGTTGATCTTCAAACTCTATCATTTCTTCTGCAAATGTCCAATCATAAAGTGCTGATGTTAATTGCACTTCATGATCTAATCTCCTGCGATTAGAAACTAATTTCTTTTCAATTTCCTTAAAATTGACAGTCACGAAATCTTCGTGTGAATTTCTTCGCTTATCTTCTTCCAATACTGCGTCGAAATCTTCTGGTGTTATTTTTCTGTCAATCTTTCTCTTCTTCGGAATATGACTTATTGGGCCAATATTCACTGACTTACTTCGCTTTGGTCGTGATAAAGCGTTGAACGTGAAAAAATGATAATGTTCAAAACCATTAACTTCTGTGATGTGTCTAGCTTTTACTAGATCTTCAATTTGTGTT